TTTTATTCTTTATAAATAGTAGATAAAAGGTAGATATGGATATTCGTTTGAATAATTTGAAACAAGATTTCACTCAAATTGTGGATTTAAAAAATGAGAATTTAAAAACATTCAGTATGTTGTTGGAAAAGATCAAAAAACTAAAGGAGTATTACGCCGATTTTATTAAAAATAACAAACAAAATTTGTTCATGTTTGGGTTGGATTCTTTTCATTTTCAAGGCAAATTGATAGATATAGAATATGATGATATGCAACGTTTATTTAATGCCATTACAAATCGCATATATTGTGAGTATTACAAATTGTGCAAAATTATTGTAGAATATATTCAGACCAATATTAATGAAAAGAAAATTCTGGAATTGACACAGATGAATTTTAATTTTCCTGTGTATAAAGATTTGGAACCGTTTAAAAAATATGATTTTGATCATGTAATAAACTTACATGAGCATATTTTGGTTTTATTGAACGCAATGCATGGATATTTATTACATAAAGAACATGAGTTGAGAATTCATCAAATGAAAAATAACATTGGTTTGAATATTGACAACTTTGTTTTTACATTCCAATACAATAATATGATGACCCAACAAAAATTGGTTCTTTATATAACGTATATTGAATATTTTCATAAATTGCATACTAAATATTTGAAACGATTTACTACAAAATTACAATTAATGTTTAGTCAAATTACCAATGATATTAAATTTGAAGACTCGGAACAAATGAATAAAACGCGGCGCAAAAGTATGATGGAAACATTACAAGGGGATAATTTGGATATACATTTAATGTCGGATTTAAAGAATAGTATGGGGACAATGGATGGTGATTCTGTAAATATATTACCATCTGTAAATAACGCCGAAGACGACGATAAATATTTCACGGATGATATTCCAAAACCAACGATCTCTATAATGGAAGGGGAACAACATACCTCTTTGGCAAGTGTATTTTTAAATATTCAAGACACAGATATGCCATTTTCTACCAAAAATGTAGATCTAGATCAAAATGAAGTAAAGGAATCTTTAAATAAAAATAATATTTCGGAGATAACTCAAAAAGAAACGGAATTTGTTGTAGAAGAGCCAGCAGTAAATTCTGGAGAGACTTCTGTCTCGGAAAAAGAAAAAGAAAAAGAAAAAGAAAAAGAACAAGAATTAAAAACTACTGCTGAATCAGTATCTGAAACTATTGTCTCCATAAATGTAGATCTTGATTCCGATCCAGATCTAGATCCAAACCCAGAATTATCAAAAGAATCTGTGGTCTCTACAAATGCAAATGCAAATGCAAATGTAGACGAGGGTAAAAAACCTAAACCACCAGAAACAGTGAAATCCAATATTTTTGAGACTGAATACAACCCTAACCCAAATGATAACTGTGGCACAGATATAGATAAACCCGAAAACAACGCCATAGAACAAGTAGAAAATAATTTGTCTACACCAATACAAGTGCTTTTAACAGAAAAACCACCAATTTCTACTCCAAAAAAAGCTCAAGAACCTGTCGCAAAAAAACCGAGCGATTCAAAATCCAAGAAAACAACTGAAAAATCCCAAAAAAAGGCTCCGCATGCAGATAAAAAACACAAACCAACGCCAGATCCAAAGGAAAATGTAGCAGGCGGTCTTTAAGTTGATTAGAATAATATATAAAAAATTGAAATAAATAGTTGGCGGAATATTTTTCATATATTTACATTCTATTCTATGGAGCGTCGCATAAATAAACGCATTGAAACGCATTTTACAACATTTAAGGATGATTTATGTAAAAAGGTGATGGAATGCGATATTGGAAATGAGACAGTAAAAAGTCAGCTAATGCAATATATATATAATTATGAACGTTTGAATCTGGAAAAGGATGATTTTATGAAACGAAAACGAGTCAAGAATGTGGTGCCGTTCTTTGACAGGTGTTGTGCTAAGCGGGCAAATGGAGAGCAATGCACGCGGCGTAAGAAGGAGGAGGATGGATATTGCGGGACTCATATGAAGGGGACACCGCATGGCGTGATAGATACGCAAAATGAAGCAGTGGATCATGGTCAAAAAGTAGAAGTGTGGGCCCAAGATATTCAGGGAATTGTTTATTATATTGATAAGAATGGGAATGTTTATCAAGCAGAGGATATTATTAGTAATAAGACCAATCCCAAAATTATAGCCAAGTATGTAAAAACTGGTGAGATCTACAGTATTCCTCAGTTTGGGATTTAGCTTTTAGATTTTTATATAAAATAATAAAACAGCAGAAAATCTATTTACATATGTTATATGGAAATAGATAATAACGCAAAAAAAATACTGGAGAAAGTCGGGATCCTATCGCAATCCGAAGCAGCACTTCCAATAGAAATGGAAATAGACCGTGATTGTTTATTGAATGATCAAATATATAAAGAAGTAAAAGCGGAAATTTTGGAACTGCGAAAAAAATTTTCTTCTTCTAACATGACATGTTTACAAATGGCAGCAGAAACAAAACAGAAATGGCCATTATTAAATTTAGTAAGACAGATACTTCATTTGTATGGATTTCAAATGATTCCTATACGCAAATGCGATGGTTACACAGTAGATGGCATTAAAAAATTTAAGCGTTTTTTTTTGATAAAAAAATAAATTATTTTTATATTTAAAAAACTAACTAATTTTATCAATCCAATCAGTAAATATTTTTTGTTTGGAGTTTAAAATAAAAGTATAAAATAAAAGTGTAAAAGCAAAAAAAATAAATAAAAAAATACTATTTTTAATTGAGTTAAAATATAAAAAATAAAATGACAAATTATTATATAAATAAAATGACAAGGCGTTTTTGTTTAAACATGATAGTTAAAAATGAAGAACATGTAATTTGTAGCACTTTTGATAATTTATTGAGTTATATTCCAATTGATTATTGGGTTATTTCAGACACTGGTTCTACAGATAATACAAAAAAAGTAATTCAAGAATACTTTCAAAAGAAGAATATTCCAGGAGAATTGGTAGAGCATGAATGGCGCGATTTTGGATATAATCGCACCAAGGCTTTAGAATGTGCATACCAAAAATCGGATTATTTATTTATATTTGACGCAGATGATAAAATATGTGGAGATTTTAAAATTCCAAATGTTTTAAATGCTGATATGTATCAATTAAAATTTGGAATGAATTTCACTTATTTACGTCCATTATTAATAAATAATAGAAAACGTTGGCATTATAAAGGAGTATTACATGAATTTTTGGCGTCTCAAGAAAATGTAAATATGACGTTAATTATAGATGGAGAGTATTATATTGAATCTGGAAGGACTGGAGATCGTAGTAAAAATCCAAACAAATATCGTGACGATGCAGAAATGCTAAAAAAAGCATTTGAAAAAGAAGAACAAGGTGGAGACGCAGGAATGATCGCACGATATGCTTTTTATTGTGCACAAAGTTATAAAGATTCAAAAATGTTTGATGAAGCGATAGAATGGTATAAAAAATGTTTGGACTTACAAAATTGGCATCAGGAAAAATATTATGCATCTTTGATGATTGCTACCATGTTACAACAAAAGAATGATTTAGAAAATGCATTAAAGTATTTTTTAAAAACAGTGGAATATGATGCAGAAAGAGTAGAAGGCGTAGTAGGAGCGATGGAGCTTTTGCAAAAACGAGGAGACCATTTATTAGTAAATGGTTTATATCATAGATTTAAAAACTATAATCAATTGCCAAGTAAAGATAAATTGTTTGTATTTCAAAATTCATATAAAGATGCGATAGAATATATCAATTCTATCAGTTCATGTTATTGTAATGATAGAGAAGAAGGATATAAATGTTGTAAAAAAATATTGTTAAATATGCAACTGTCTGATATACAATTAATACAAACTATAAAGAATTTATTTTTTTATAAGGATTTTTTACAAACGGAAAATGGCAAAGAAGCGTTTAAATTATTTGAAAATGTAGAAAAGATAATGAATAAAAATAAAATTGTAGATGATAATGTTTCTAATATATGGAAAATGCTTTATCAAAAACGACAAAAAATAAAACAGACAATGAATAGCGAAGACAATTTGAAAAATAAGATAAAAATTGTAAATTTGGAAAGAAGGCCAGATAGAAAAGAAAAAATGGTCACTTGTCTTAAGAATATGAATATTTCAGAAGAAAAATATGAATTTATTAAAGCATGTGATGGAAAAAATGTGGAAGCTACTTTTGGAATAAAACATTTATTTCGTAATAATGATTTTCGTTATAATAAAGGTGTGATAGGTTGTGCATTAAGTCATATTCAATTATGGCAAAAATTAATAGAAGATCCAGAAAATGACTATTATATTATTTTGGAAGATGATGTTACTATGAGTAAAAAAACAAAAGAATATTTATTAGGATTACAATCTGTTTTTTCAGAAAAAGAAGTGGTTTTTCTAGGATACCATATGTATTATAATAATAGGGATAAATTTGGTTTTATTTACAATGAAAATGAATGTGATGTAAAAGATATTAAGATTGCCCCTTTAGTTAGAAAATTAATTATGGGAGGTACATTTTCTTACACGATTAATAAATTGGGAGCACGAAAATTTTTAGAGGCTGTTTCTAAAAAAGGAGTTGCGCGTGCAATAGATGGTTTTATGGTTGACCAACCGGATATAGAAATAATGGAATGTCGCCCTCAAATATTTTTTTCTGATTTTTTTGTAAGAGATGTAACAGATAACATAGTAGATACAGATATTCAAAATTCGCGCGATTGTTTAATTTTTGACGAGAACATTAATAATAATAAAGATTTTGTTTTTCTGCCCGGGATAGATCAAATCGGAAATGATATAGAAAGAATAGATTCTAAAGATATTAATAAGTTATTAGAGTATGCTGTTTCTTCTCAAGATTGCGTAGCATTCAATACACTCGGATATTTTAAAAATAAAATAGAAATTTTACAAAAAGTACCATGGTTTTCTGAAAAGGATGGAATATTTATTAAAAAGAATATATTTGAAAAATTGCAATTGGAAAATGAAAAACTTAACGAGATGAAAACGGCTTAAAAAAGATAAATGATGATAATTAAGAAATAAATATGATTGGTTTACTAAAACTTTTTACGTATTCATTAGTTTTTCAAAGAGTATCTGCAAATAATGTTTCTCGTAATACACGTTTGTTTGGTTCCAAAAAAGAATATGTTCCAGATATGAAATCCTTATCTAAATTTTATAAACCAAAAACACAGAATCAAGAAATGTATCAAGAATATTTGAATGATGATTCATATAAAATATTATTTGTTACAGGTCCTGCGGGAACAGGAAAAACATTGTTGGCATGTAATCAAGCAATAAAAGATTTAAAACGTGGAAAATACCAAAAAATAGTGATTACGCGCCCAGTGGTTCCTGTAGAAGAAGATATTGGATTTTTGCCTGGTAATTTGGTGAAAAAAATGGATCCTTGGACAAGGCCAATTATGGATGTATTTTCGGAATTTTATTCGCAAAAGGATATTGATAACATGATTTATTCTAATATAATAGAGATATCACCATTGGCTTATATGCGAGGGCGTACATTTAAGAATGCAATTATTATTGGCGATGAGATGCAAAACAGTAGTGGTAGTCAGATGTTGATGTTAGTGACGCGAATAGGACTGGGAAGTAAGATGATATTGACAGGAGATTTAGATCAACGAGATGGTTCGCGAGAGAGTGGTTTAGAAGA